CCATCACCCCTGCCGCCCTCACCCCCGAGGTTCTTCTCCTGATCGCGGAATCATTCAAGGTCGTTGCATACGATCCCAAAAGTGCTGAGGGTATCCGTGCCATGCACAAGACCGAACTGGGGCAGGAGGTTCTTCGCAGGATCGTCAGAGATGACATAGGGGGAGCGGCGAGCATCATCGCTAACGCTTTATGGGTTGATTGAATCCAGCAAGGGGGGACTCACGGGTCCCCCGGATCCGTGCTACAATTCCAGAGTCAACCGCAAACGACACCATGATCGAAGCATACGCCATCTTCACAACGGCAAACGATTACTACGATCGCCCCGAATTGTTCGCCCTTTACGCTTCCGCTGAGAAGGCGGAATCGGACGCCGCCATGCTGCGGGATCGCATGGAAGATGCTGATGTTGCCAATTATGTTGGTGAACCACTCTATTCTCTGGTTACGGTGGAGAACGTTCCGATTCGCTATTGAATCCTGCCGGGGGGACTCACGGTCCCCCCTCTGACCGACTAGAATTACAGAGTCAACACCGCACACGAGACCGATGACCTTCGAGACCTTCCCCCAGATCCTGCTCAACTGCGCCGATGGCAACGGGCAGATCCGTTACAGCACCGCATACCAGGCAGCAAAGGATCACGGTCTGAGCATAGAGTTTATCGCACTCTACGGGAGCGCGATCCGCTGGGTTGAGAGTCAGATCGATGCTGGCGAGTTCCTGGTGTGGTTGGGATACTGAATCCAGCGAGGGGGGACTCACGGTCCCCCCGGATCCGTGCTACAATTCCAGAGTCAACACCGCACACGAGACCGATGACCGCTTCCACCATCACCCCGTCCCCTCTCAAGACGGTTCTCACCCCGGACCGTTACCCGTTTGCCGTGGCGGCGGTGGCAGATGGCAAGATTGCCTGCACAGTTTCGTACTCTACAACTTTGGAAGATTGCTACAATCAGTGCCAGGGTTGGAGAGCATCAATCGCCAACTACAATTTCAAGCATGAGTACATCATGGCAGAGCAGCGGGATCTAGACAATACCCCGAACTATTCCTACTGGGTCGCAGTCTGAATCCAGCAAGGGGGGACTCACGGTCCCCCCGGATCCGTGCTACAATTCCAGAGTCAACACCACACACGAGACCGATGACCTTCGATCAGATCCTCGCTCACTGCCAGCAATCCGGTTACACCCTTACGGGTTCTTCTCGTGATGGTTATGTAGTTGACGGTTTGAAGAATAGGTTCGGCAAGACCTATTCCGTAGACCTTATCAATTCCCGTAGTTTGTGGAGTTGGGCGATGGAAACCTTCGACGCCTGATGTAATCGGGGGAGGCGCAATCCTCCCCCATTCAGTACACTGCTCTCAAAACGTTCTCATCATGTCTATCGCCATCACCACCAACTTCGTTCCCCGCGATCTCATCTCGGCGTTTGAACTTAACGGCGCACAGTATGCCAAACTCCGTAAAGAGTTTG